ACTATTGACTACTGATGTTCAAGGAATGAAGCAAGAGCATCTTAATGAATTAGAAGAAGAAGTTAAAGAGCAAAGAACTTTATTACAGAAAATGGGAATAAAGAAACCTTAACCAAAACAAAAGGAGATAATAATGGCCAAACAAAATAAAGAACAAAAGCCAACATTAATGCTTGACGATAAAGAATACAAGATAGAAGATCTTGCGGATGACCAGAAGATTATGGTTGCTCATATTAACGATTTAAATCGTAAAATTGACGGAGCGACCTTTAACCTTCAGCAATTACAATATGGTCGTCAGGCGTTTGTTACAGCCCTTAAACAGGCATTAGAAGAAGGAGCCGTTGAGGAATAAACCTTAACTAATTATGAGGGCATTGGTTTTTCCTTTGCCCTCTATAAAAAGGAAATAAATGGAAAAATTACTGATACAAGAATGGGGAATCGTAGGAGTGATGTTAGCTATTCTTTGGATATTAATTGCTTTCCTTCAAAAGACATTAATGAAAAAATTAACTGAGACTGATGATAAGGTGGTTGCTTTGATAAACAGATGGAATCGTTCCGATGAAGCTCGTGATCGTAGACATGAACAACTTTTGGATCAGATTAATAGAATTACAGATGATCAAAATTTTATTAAAGGCAGATTGAATGGGAAAGGGCAATGAAGGTGACAGAATACAGAGATGAAATGATGAGTCTTTTAGTGAAAGTAGATACTCGCCAGGAAGAATTGTATCATAGGATTGGAAGAATAGAATTGCACTTAGAAAAATTGAATGGAAAAGTAGCAGAACAAGAAAAGAAATTAACTTCATTATGGAGTTATGGAGTTGCTTTTATATTTATAGCAAGTTTTGGAATTAACTTAATTATGAGGAGTTTTTAAATGAATGCAGTAGAGTTTATAGTAATGAATTGGGAATGGTTTTTGCTTGGGTTTATGATAGCCGAAAAATTAGTTAAGCTTTCACCAACTAAAGCAGATGATATTTTATTAGACGTAGTTTGGGGTAGTATTAAAAAAACAGTAGGAAAGAAATAATGTTAAAAAGAGTGATAGGAAGATTAGTAAAAAAGCATGGAATGAAAAAGTTATTAATAATGGTAGGCGATTGGGCCGTTGGAGCTTCTAAGTCAGAAAAAGACGATGAAGCTTGGGAGATGGTAGTGAAGCCGTTTATTGAAGATAATTTCTAAATGATAAGTTTAGATCAAATAAGATCTTTGATTAATCAAACTTGCTTTGAATTAGGAGACAAGTTTTGTTCAGATTCAGCTACTCAATTAATATTAGAAACAGGATTAGTAGAATCTAAATATAAATATCTAAGGCAACTCGGAGATGGCCCAGCCAGGAGCTTCTGGCAGGTGGAACCAGCTACAGCAGTCGATAATCTCGCTCATTACTTAAAGCATAGATCTTCGCTTATGCATAAATGTGCCGAAGTAAGTTTGGTAGATGTTAAGCATTGGCAGAATTTTAGTGAACTATTATGGGCTGGAATATTAGAAAAGAATATTGCAGCAGCTATTATTCATTGCCGTTTAAAGTACTGGAGAGTGCCAAAGAGGATGCCGAACACTTTAGAAGGTAGAGCCAAATATTGGAAACAATATTACAACTCTGCTCAAGGAAAAGGATCGGAACAACACTATATGGAAACCATAAAGGATTGGATGAGAGAATGATAACAAAGACAGCAATCGTAATACCAGATCAACACTTTCCACTTCACGATCAATCAGCAGTTAATTGTGCATTAGAGATAATTAAAATTGCTAAACCTGATATGTTTATAAATTTGGGCGATGTCGGAGAGTGGGAAACAGTCTCAGCCTGGAGATGGAAAGACAAGAAACAACCACCACTTGAGTATCAACTTCCTTTAATAGATGAAGAAATTGAAGCAGTTAATGATGGTATAGATCAGTTTGATAAAGTATTAGATGAAGTAGGTGTTAAGGAAAGACATATCTGCGAAGGCAATCACGATTACTGGCTTAATAACTTTGTGACTAAATATCCGTATCTACAAGGCTATAGGTTTAAGAACGCTTGTTATTGGGATAAACGAGGTTACAAATTTCATTCAATGAATAACGCTTTAAGAATTGGAAAACTATCTTTTATTCATGGAGCTTATGCCACTATGAATCATGCTAAAAAACACGCTGAGATTTATGGCAATTTAGTTTATGGACATACTCACGATGTTACTTGCTCTGCTATTGGAAGATTAGATGGGACTGTTAAAGCCTGGAGCTTGGGAAATTTAAAAGATATGTCGCCACAAAAGAACGGATGGCTTAGAGGTCGTATTCATAACTGGCAACACGCTGTCGGTCATATTACTTGGTTTAAGAATGGCAATTTTAAAGTCGAAGTAATTGATATTGTAAAAGGTGCAACAGCCTTTAGAGGAGAAGAAATCAATGGATAATTATGCAGATAATTTAAAGAAGATAAGAGAGTTGGCTGAAGAAGTAAAAATTTTAGATTTATTAAATCCTTCAAGCGATGTAGTGAATCTATTAACAGAAATTATAGATCGTTGTAAAAAGATTCCTGAGTTAGAAATGATAGACGATAATTTTATTAATATGGATAATTTTGAGGCAGAAGCATGAGTACATATTTGGAAGCCCTTTGCACACAAGAAGATATGCAATCTATTTTACCATCACTTGGTGAATATAATCGGAATACAGTTTTGACCACTTGGTCAATATATTCTGGGAATGTTTATAAATCGCCAAGCTCTGGTAGAGTTGATATGTTATATAGAGACGGAAACGAATTAACATCGGTGGTTAATTTAGCAGCAGTTGATTCAGATGGAGAATATTTTTACGATAGTACAAAGGACATAGTTTATTTATATAGCTCTGCTAATCCATCTACAAATCATACGATTGAAACAGGGAAAGATTTTACCGATACAGTTACAGAAGCAAGGAATCGTAGCTCTGAAATAGTTAGATCAATGGTAGCAAAACCAATCTATAAAAGAAAAGGGGTTGGTTATCAAGGCGAAACAACAAGAAACTACGATGAAGTATTAATCTTATCTGCTGCAGCAATAGCAGTTTCTTTAATGGTCAGACCTTTTGATATGGAATTAGCTACTGAAATAGAAGAAAAATATAATAATGAGGGAGATCCCCCAGGAATCTTACAGCTTGTTAGAGATGGACTTATTAAGCTCCATCATGAATTCTCGGCTGATCGCAGTCAAGGATTGATTATTCCAGTTAATGTGGATTCCTCTACAACTGGAAGTATAGTTGATATATCTGGATCTCCTTCAAGAACTGATATGTTAAGAATTCAAATAACAACTGGCGGTACTTTAGCTTATGGAACAGCAAGTCCAGTTAGATATAAAGTTTTAGCATCAGATGATACTGGAGTCCAAACAACTACAATCGTAGAAAACGAAATCTTAACAGGTAGCTATGATACTTTAGGAATGGGATTAAAGTTTAAAGCTTCTCAAGGAGTATTTACTTCTGGTGATTACTGGTTTGTTGATGCTGTCTCTGGAATTCCTGAAACTCAAAACCCAATTAGAACTTCAACTGCTCGGAGATATTAATGGCAATAGTTTTTAAGCCGAACCATAGAAGAATGTTAGATGCCTTAACGGACATTATTTCTTCTGAATTTACAGGAACACCAGTTTATTATGAAGATCCTGAAAGATTTAAATCAAGATCTGCTCAGTTCTTTAGTTTAATTCCAGGAGAAAGTTCTCTTGTTCAATCTTACGCTGGAGGTTCTTTAAGAGAATATCAAGTTTCTATTAGATATTATTTAAGGAAACCGAGATTAGATAATTACAGAACAAACGTATTTGATTTTTTAGCTGATCGTGGAGAAAGATTAATTAGATTAATCAATAATAAAAATAAATATGAAGATTCTATTAATACTTTTTCTGAAATAGATTTTTCATTTGGTACGTTGGCTGATGTGTTTTCTTCTATTGTCACTTATAGATGGCATAATGGCAGAATAGACAATATTGATTATAATCCATCAAGATCAGAAAGAGAAGATAAAAGAGATTTACAGATTTTTGAAGCAGATTTTTTATGTAACGTAATGGAGATCACATAATGAAAGTAAAAGCAGGAAAGTTTTTCAATAAGATTTCGGAAGCGAGAGATTACTTTCGTTTGGGAAAAGAGAATTGGGAAAAATTAAAAAAAGGTGAATCGGTAGATATTGAACCGCCAGAAGAACTGGTGCGAAAAAACTACTTAATTAAAATAAAAAAAGAAAAGGAGAATAAATAATGGCACAAGTTTATTCTGGAAAAAAATACTCTCTTTTCTTAGGTCGGCAAACTGATGCTTCATCAGCATTAGCTATGGGAGTTGCTCAAACTACAGATGGTGAATTTGTAGAATTAGACGTGGCTTCCGTAACTGATATAGATTTTACTGGTGGTTTAGTAACAGACCGAACTCTAAGAACAGGGCAACAAGTCAAGAGATTAACTGATCACTTTGTAAGTGAAAAAGGATCAACAAAAACATTCCAATTTGAATGGGTTTGCTCTCATAAAGAAGGTGTTATAATGTTGCTTGAAATGATAAGCGATGGAGATGTCTTAACACCATTTGCAATATTAGGAAACCATGAACCTGCAACATATTCAGCTGGTGCAACAACTGGGGCTTTAGCAACTATAATTCTTAAAAACTTAGATTCTAATAAAGAAGCTGGGCAAGATAGAGTTATGCAAGATGCAGCTTTGACAAGTTTAAGTTTTAAAATGGAAGCTGGAACATCAGGTGGTAGATTAGTGGCAAGTGGTACTTTTATGAGTGGGCATACTGTTAATACAGCAAATTCAGGAGTTACTGCAAGTGGAACTGAAACAGCTTTTGTAAAAACGCTTTACGATATGACAACTAAAACAATAGATGGAGTTGCTGTAATCGTGAGTTCTTTTTCATTAGATATAACCAATCCTTGCGTAAGAGTTGGTTATGATGCAAGTGGTGATGCTGAAGGCTACTCAAGAGCAGGTGAAGTCACTTGTGCTGGGTCTATGAATGTTCTGTATAATGAAAATTCAGATGCTTTCTTAGCTACAGTATTACAAAATCCAGCAACAACTCCAGGTGCAGTTGCTCCAGTATTATTTGGAGATGCAGCTATAGGTTCTGGTGCAATAGGGTTTAGTGTTCCACAAGCAGTTTTGACAAGTCATACTGTTTCAATGGAAGGTGCTGAAGAAGGTATGATGCTTGAAGTTGGTTTTGAGGGAACTGCTTTAGCTACTGAAAAGCTATATGAAATAGACGTAAGTCCTTGATAAAATAAAAAACAGGAGATAGAGAGATGAAAATAAAAGCACTTGGAAAGCAATTTCAGGTAAAAGATATATCGTATAAACAAAGAAGAAGTTTGCACAGATTAAACGCTAAAGCGTTTTGGGATGGCAAAATTGATCCTGAAAGTTATTACGATGTATTAGAAAAAGTTTCAGAAATATCTGGATTGACCGAAAAAGATTTTAAAGGTCTTTCAATGGTTGAAATAGATCAAGTTCTTCAAGAAGTTTTTACTGAATACATAGGGTTAGAAAAAAACGTAGATGGGGATTAAGTCTTTATGTTTGGGCAACTTATTACAATATGGAATCAGTTGATCAATTTGAAGAGTTTCCTTATGAGGCTCAATCCCCTATCTCAGCAGAGATAAGGGAATTTAGAAATGAGGCAGATATTTGGGAAGAAGTGGAAGCCATCGCTGAACTTGCTAAAACTTCAAAAACAAGAACTATGGGTCACTTACTATACGATCTTGTACCATTATTTGCCTCACCTTCTTTATTCTCTAAAGATTGGATGGTAGATGTTTTCAATGAATTTCATTGGGTAAAAAATTGGAATATATCACCAGGTAATTTAGATGATGTCCCTGCTTTTCGACTTGATTGCTGGACAATTATAGAAAATGAATTAAATCAAATAAATAAACACGAAAGTAAAAAGAATGGCAAATCGTAGAGTATTTGATATAATATTTAAAACAAAAGGAACTGACAAAGCCCAAAGAGATATTGGCGATGTTGATAATAAGATTGTCGATTTAGCTGGTTCCGCTAAAAAAACTGCTACTATTCTTGGGACTGCTTTAGCTGCTACAACTGTTGCGGTAGGATTAAAGGCAGTAAAAACTGCATCCCAGTTTGAAATGCTAAAAGCAAGACTTGTTGGATTGACAGGAAGTCAAAAAGAAGCTAATAGACTATTTAAAGAATTTAATGATATAGCTCAAGACACTCCTTTTTCAGTTCAAGAAGTAATTGATGCTGGTGCAACCTTAGAAGCTTTTGGATTAGATTCAGAAGCTCTTTTAGTAGGAATTGCTGATCTTGCTTCATTTATGCAAGTAGATATGGCTGTTGCAGCTCAGAACTTTGGTAGAGCTATGAATGCTGGTTCTGGAGCAGCTGATATGTTTAGGGATAAAGGCATCAATAATATGATTGCTGGCTTTGCAGATGTAAAAAACGTAACAGATTTAACGCTTCCAGAATATCAAGAAGCTTTGAAAAAATTTATTATAGACCCATCGGAAAAAGTTGCTGGTGCAGCTAAAATAATGTCAGAGACATTGGAAGGTAAAATTTCAAATTCAATAGCTGCTATTGATACGTTAGCTGGAGAGTTAGGCAATGAATTTTTACCAACAATAAAAGATTTAGTAGGAAATTTCACTTCATTTGTAGATTTATTGGAGCCTGAAGATTTAATTAATTATGCTCAATCTGTTGGTATAGTGACAATAGCTTTGGGTTCTTATACAGTTGCTCAAAATGCAGCTAATATATCAGCGGCTGCTTTTAAAAAAGCTTTGCCAGTTATTATTCTTTCTACTATAGTTGTTGGTGTTAAAAACGTAATTGATAAATTTAAAGAATTAGGAGAAGAAGCTCAAAACGCAGCACTTGACGTAGAAACGCCAACTGAAAACCTTAAACAATTTCAAGATAGA